ACATCTGCTAACCTAAAACTTACAGTACAAGCAACCGGTGAAAACTCGGGAACTTGGGGTCAAATTACAAATACAAATTTACTTATTTTAGAACAAGCTATTGGTGGTTTTACAACTTTTAACTTAACTAATGCTAATAGATCTTTAACATTTACTAATGGTGCTTTATCAAATGGTAAAAACGATGTTATTAAATTAACAGGTACTTTAGCAGCGAACAGAACAGTATCTATTCCAGATTCAATTGAAAAAGTTTATCACGTGCAAAATGCATGTGACCATGCAGGTTACACTTTAACTTTTAAAACTTCATCAGGTACAGGTGTTCTTTTATGTGAAGGAAATAACTATGTATTATATTCTGATGGTACAAACGTTGTAAAATTATCTGAACAAAGAAATTGGAGAGTAGTTTCAGCTGCTGAAACAGTGCAAGCTGGTGCTCAACTTTTAGTAAACACAAATGGTGGAGGAGTAACAATTACACTCCCTGCGTCGCCAGCTACGGGCGATACTGTAAATTTTGTAGATCAAGGTTATGATTTTAATAGTAATGCATTGACTGTTGGTAGAAACTCTTCTAACATAGCTAATTCAGCAGCAGATTTAACTGTTAATACACAAGGTGCCGCTTTTGGATTAGTATATTCAGGTGACGCTACAACAGGATGGACTTACACGGAGAAATAATATGGCAAATTACGAAGCAACTAAATACGATTTTTCAGGAGCAAACCTTACAGGTATCGAAGGAATTCCTACAGCAACTATTGTGCCGTGGTCTTCTTCTTCAGTGCCATCAGGTTTTTTAGAATGTAACGGTGCAGCCGTTTCAAGATCAACTTATTCTGCATTATTTGCAATCGTAGGTACAACTTACGGAGCTGGTGATGGTGCATCTACTTTTAACCTACCTGATTTGCAAGACAACGTTGCAATGGGTAAATCTGGAACAAAAGCTTTAGCTTCAACAGGTGGAGCAAATACGGTAGCCGCAACTGGAAACGTTGGAGGTTCAACAGCTAACGCAACTTTAACAGAAGCACAACTTGCTTCACACAGTCACTCATGGGGTCCTTTAAGAGGTACACATAATCCTAATGGAGCACCAAGAAGAGGTTTTTTAGGCCCGACACAACCATCAACATTTTATAATAATGATGATTCTGTTACTACTAACAATTCAGGTACAGGGACAGGGCACTCTCATAATATGAGTGCAACATTTACAGGTACAGCAAGTTCTGTTGTTCAACCTTATTTAACAATTATTTATATTATTAAGACATAGGAGAAATTATGGCAACAAACGCAGCATGGACAGTAGTATTTGAAGACAAACTAGTTATTAAACAAAGTGGTGATGCTGCTGGAACTGGATATAAAATTTCTGATAATGATTTTTGGGGATTAGCTAAATGGAATAACATTTGGGCTATTCAATATGGAACATCTAATCCAAGTGATACTGTGGAATATAGAGATCAAACTCCTCACTCTACTTGGGAAGATGCAAACTTAGGTGATTTTCAAGATTTTATTACTAGATGGGATAGCGCTCATTTAACAAAATTACAATCTGATTGGGACAATGATAATATTGAAGATGAATCTGAAGCTGATAAAATTGCTAGATTAGGTGCAAGACCTACATCTTACACATCTTAATTATCTACACATCATCCAAGACGTTAAAATATACTTTTTATCTGCTAAAGGTGGATTACCTCTATGAACATAAGGAAAACCAGCAGGCCATATAACTATCCTACCTTTTTTAGGTTTTACTCTTTTTGAAAAATGTAAGAACTCTGTTTCTCCTCCATCGTCTACATCATTTAAATATATTGAATATACAAAAGCTCTTGGTTCATTTGTATATCCTTTTCCATGTTCTATATGCCAAATATGATAACCCTCTGTAGGTAAAGTTTTTTGAATTTTTAAAGTAGTATAAAAAAAATTATCACCATTTATATCAGTGTTATAACATACATCAGCACCTGTATTTTTTATATAATGTTTCCAAGCTAAATCAAAATTAACCATCATAGGTTTTAAAGTTTCCCACCATGTTTCAAGATTTTTACGAGTAGCAAAATATTGTTGATCTTGTTTTACTAGGGCCGAAGATTTTTCTGTATCAATTCTATTTACAGTGTTTCTAAATTTATCTTCTTCTTCATAAAATTCTATAGCTTTATCACATTCCGACTCTGGAATATAACCATCATAGACGCCAATAAAGTTAGTGATATTTACAGTTTTTTCCATTATAATCTCTCTTTCATAATTTAAATAAGTAATATATAACGATTTATATGCTACAAAAATTAAAATTCAAGCCTGGATTTAACAAACAAGATACCGAGTCAGGAGCAGAAGGTCAATGGACGGATGGTGATTTTGTAAGATTTAGATATGGAATGCCTGAAAAAATAGGGGGTTGGTTACAATTAACCGCAGCTAATTTAACATTACCAGGGGCTGCAAGAGCTCAAGTAAGTTTTACTAGTTTTGCAGGGGAAAAATATACTGCAATTGGAACATCTCAAGGTTTATTTATATATTATGGTAATGATTTTTATGACATCACTCCATTAGATACAGCTATTACAGGATGCACACTAACTACAGTTAATGGTTCTAATACAGTAACAATAAATAAAGGATCACATGGATTAGCCGTTGGAAGATATGTAACTTTATCTAGTGTAACAGTTACAGGGGCATCTGATTATACCGCTTCAGAATTAGAAAAAGTTTATGAAATATTAACCGTTCCTGACATAGATAAGTTTACGGTTCAAGCAGTTAGAAATGAAGGAGGATCAGGTATGACAGCAGCCGGTGCTGCAACTGTTAATCCATATGTTGAAGTTGGGCCGACAACTCAAACGACTGGTTTTGGTTGGAGCACATCTACATGGGGAGCATCTACATGGGGAACAGCTAGAGCTACAAGTGACGTGACTCTGGATCCAGGAAACTGGAGTCTTGATAACTTTGGTCAAGTATTAGTTGCAACTATATTTAATGGGAAAACTTTTACATGGAATGCAGCAGCTACAAATCCAAGAACTATACGAGCTTCACAATCTACTTCTGGTTTTTCTACTTCAGCTAATCCTACAAAAACTAGATTTACATTAGTATCCGATAGAGATAGACATTTATTCCATTTTGGAACTGAAACAACTATTGGAGATGTTACCACACAAGATCCAATGTTTGTAAGATTTTCCAATCAAGAAGATTTAAATACATATACACCAACATCAACTAATACTGCAGGTACATTTAGATTAGATACAGGTAATGAAATACGAGCAGCTATTCAAGGTAAAGATTATGTTTTTGTTATAACTGATTTAGCTGCATATGTTATACAGTTTGTAGGTCCACCATTTACATTTAGTGTTAGACAAGTTGGTACAAATTGTGGATGTATTGGTCAACACGCAGCAACCTTTGTTAATGGATCTGTATTTTGGATGGGATCTCAAGGTGGATTTTTTGCATATGATGGAACAGTTAAGTCATTACCTTCATTAGTAGAAGATTTTGTATTTAGCACAGATGGAACCAATCTTGGATTAAACTTTAATTCAAGAGATGTTATTTTTGCAGGTCCAAACAATTTATACACAGAAGTAAATTGGTTTTATCCAAAAGATGGATCCGATCAAATAGATAGATGCGTAACATACAATTATGCTGAAAATGTTTGGACAACTTCATCATTAGATAGAACTACATATCAAGATCAAGGTGTGTTTGATAAACCATATGCAACAGATTATGATGATACATTAACACCTGTATTTCCTGATATATTAGGAATTACAAATAAATATGGAGCAAGTATTTATTATGAACACGAACAAGGAACTGATCAAGTTAATAGTACAGCAACTACAGCTATCCCTGCATTTATTAGATCTGGAGATTGGGACATAACATCTAGACGTAGTGCTCTTGGTCAACAAACAGGTGTTGCAGATTACAGAGGAGATGGTGAGTTTTTTATGGCTGTAAGACGATTTATACCTGATTTTAAATATCAAGAGGGTAATGCTAAAGTTACATTATTTGTAAGTTCTTATCCAGACGATGTGGCTGTGAGCTCTCCACTTGGACCCTTTACAGTTACTAAAACTACTGATAAAGTAGATACACGAGCTCGAGGCAGATTAGTTTCTGTTAGAATAGAAAATGATTCTACAGGCGAAACCTGGAGATATGGAACACTAAGACTTGATGCACAACCGGACGGAAGAAGATAATGGCAGAAAATACAATTAGTTATGGAATAGGTTTATCAGATCAAATGATAAATCAAATGTTGCAAAGTGATGACCCTACAATAGTTAATCAAGCTCAAGAATATGTAAACAAAGCAAACGAACAACAAAAACAAAAATCAGGTTTTTTACAAAAACTAGGTAATTTTTTTAGTATGGGCCAAGCAGGGGCAGCTGAGCCTGATGATTTTGACATGTTTGCTTCAATGCCATCAAATCAAATTAATTCTTTTAATAGACCTAATATATTTGATATATCAGGTGGAGGAATTACTACAACCCCTTCTGCTGCTATGTTTTTAGATGATGCTGGTCTTCCACCCATTGATACTTCATATGGAGTTGCTAATGAAGAAGATGATGAAGATGACATACAAAAAGCTAAACAAATTACTGACGGCAAAGGTCTTTTAGGTCTTCTTAATCCTTTTTCTCTATTGGGTCCTGTTGGATCTTTTATTGGTGGAGGAATACGTGGAGGATTACAAGGCTTACAAAACTTTAATCAAGGATTACGTAGCACAGATTTTGGTCGATCAAGAACTTTAGCTGAATTTTTTCAAAAACAAAGAGAACGAAAACAAGCTCAAAAAGCAAGAGGATTAAATCCAGAAATTTATCAAAGAGCTGATGAGCTAGGATTTACAAATGAAAAAGGTGGTTTTAGCACTGATAAAGCAGATGATGCAGGGACATCATTAGGAAGTGGTCAGTTTTCACCTCAAACAAGTAAAGGAAGATCAGGTTATTAATGGCTAAAATAACAAACTATATACCTGAACCAAAACAAGAATATGATGTAGAAAATCAAAGACAGATATTAGAGTCTTTAACTACACTACAAAATCAATTAAACTTTTCTTTTCAAAAAGATTTAAAAAACGAACTAGATACATTTAATTACTTTTTATCATGAGTATATTTTATAAAAATCAAGGTTTTAAACAAAGTGATACAAGCAAGGCTACAGTTCTTACTTGTCCTACCGATGGAACAATTATAGTTAAAAGTATATATTGTGCAAACAATGATGCATCATCAGCTATTTTAGTAAATATGAATTTTGTTGACTCATCTGATTCAAGCACTGAATATGAATTTTTTAGAGATGACGTAGCAGCTAAAACTCAAATAAATGCTTCACCTCAAGGCTTGAATTTAGAAGCAGGGGATGCTATAACCGTGCAAGCAGCTACAGGCAGTAATAAAATACAAGGCCTAATAAGTTATGCTTTAATAAATAGAGAGAATGAAAACGGATAATTTAACAAAAATAGATTGTACAACTATAGTAACATATAGAAA